CGCAAGGTGTCCAAGTGGCTGCACGCTTATGCCGAGGAGATGGGCGAGAACACCGGCGAAGCATCCGTTGCCATGATCCGCCGCGCCTATGAGTTGGTCGCAAAGATTAGCTTCATATTGGCCATCCCAACAGCTCAAAGAACCGCCGAGCATGTGCGCTGGGCCTTCGCCTATGTCCGCGCTGAACTGGACGCCAAGATCAAGCTTGTCTTTGCCAACGACAACTCCAAGGACCGCCCAGAGGAAGCAATCGCCGCGCGGGTCATCAATTACATCGACCCGGACAAGGGCGCATCGACCAAGGTTCTGGCAAACCGCATGAGGATGAAGCCCGAGGCGCTTGAGCCGATCCTTAACAAAATGGTGAGCGCAGGCATGATCCGCCGCGAAGCTGGCAAGAAGGCTTGGAAGGGGAAAATACCAGATGTTTGGGTGGTGGCGTGATGTTACACACGATTTTACACATGCCTGATAACTTGCAAGCCATTGATAAGGCTGTCAAAAACGGCAAGTTTAAACTTTGCGATGTTTACACCTATATCAGTCATAATATCTCAGCCAGAGAGACCACCTATAGCCCCTATGGGAGAGAAATAAGTAAGTATATATATATGTGTAAACATATAATATCTATAGAAAAGCCTTACAGGCCAATGGGTTACAAGTTATCGCGTCTGTGTATCTTGGTGCGTAATGTGCAAACATCATGGAGGGGCAAATGACCACCATCTACATCACGGGAGACACCAAGCCGGATGCCCTGTACACCGCGCTGGCCGAGGCACAGAAGGGCGACCGCATCGTCTACCATGTCGGCCAGACTTGCGGCGGCATCCATCGCCACGCGGCTGCCAGAGCCGAGACCGACAAGCTGGTCTTCCTGTTCTGCAAGCGCGAGGGCGTAGGACAGTTTGCATATTTGGCGGTGAAGCGCTAAACTGCGCCCAGCGACCGGGCCGCTCTGTCCGAGATGAGGTGGAAAACATGACGGCGAACAAAGAATTTCCGAACTATAAAACCGCCTCAGTGGCAGACCTGATCCCCTACGCCCGAAACAGCCGCACGCATTCGCCGCAGCAGGTTGACAAGATCGCCGCCAGCATCCGCGAGTTTGGCTTCCTAAACCCCATCATCGTGGACGGCCAGAACGGCATCGTCGCAGGCCACGGGCGCGTCATGGCAGCCCAGAAGCTGGGCCTTGCCTCGCTGCCCGTCATTGAGGCCGCGCACCTAACCGAAGCGCAAAAGCGCGCCTATGTCATCGCAGACAACCGCCTTGCGCTGGATGCCGGCTGGGACAACGACATGCTGAAGATCGAATTGCAGGACTTGGATGCACAGGGGTTTGACCTGAGCTTGACCGGCTTCAACCCCGACGAGATCGGCAACTTCCTGGCTGAGGAGACCGAGGGCCTGACCGACGAGGACGCGGTGCCGGAAGTGCCTGCGGTTCCCGTGACCGTTGAGGGCGATGTGTGGGTGCTGGGGCGGCATCGGCTGATGTGCGGGGATAGCACCAGCATTGATCATCTTCAGCGCCTTTGCGACGGCCAGCTTGTGGACATGTGGCTGACCGATCCGCCGTATAACGTGGCGTATGAAGGCAAAACAAAAGACGCGCTGACCATCAAGAACGACAAGATGGGCGACGACAGTTTCAGGCAATTCTTGCGCGATGCTTATGTTGCGGCCGATGCCGTGATGAAGGCTGGCGCTGTGTTTTACATTTGGCACGCAGACTCGGAGGGATACAATTTCCGAGGTGCTGCTAAGGACGCAGGATGGACCGTTCGGCAGTGTTTGATTTGGAAAAAGCAGACGATGGTTATGGGGCGTCAGGACTATCACTGGAAACATGAACCTTGCCTCTACGGCTGGAAGGATGGCGCTGCACACCTTTGGGCCACTGATCGGAAGCAAACCACGATCTTGGAGTTTGATCGTCCGTCCCGCAACGGTGAACATCCGACCATGAAGCCTGTTGAGTTGTTTGAATATCAGATGCTGAACAACACCAAGGGCAGCGACCTTGTCCTCGACAGCTTCGCCGGATCTGGAACCACAGCCATTGCTTGCGAAAAGCATGGCCGCAACGCCCGCCTCATGGAACTCGACCCGAAATACTGCGACGTGATCGTCAAGCGCTGGCAGGAGTTCACGGGCCAGCAGGCAACGCTGGAAGCCACGGGAGAAACATTTGAAACCGTCTCAGGTGGCCGCGCATGAGAACGATCACACTGCAAGACGAGGAGGCCGACGAACTGGAGCGCATCCTTGACGCAATCCTGATCTCAGGCGCTTTGAGCGAAGGCGCAGTCCGGCGCACGATCAAGCGAGTCTCAATGAAGCTGCATTGGGCGAAGAATAAAAAGGAAGCAGCATGAGCCGCAACCCGCACGAACCGTCAAAGGAAAGCCGCCAGCTTGTGCAGCTTCATGCGACCATCGGCACGCCTCAAGCCGTCATTGCCGACATCCTCGGCATAGACGGCAAGACGCTGACAAAATACTACCGCGAGGAACTGGACCAAGCCCTAGCCCGCGCCAACGCATCGGTCGGCGGTGCGCTGTTCAACAAGGCCACCAAGGGCGACACCGCCGCCATGATCTTCTGGATGAAGACGCGGGCAGGCTGGCGTGAGAAGCTGGAAGTTGAGCAGACCAATTTCAACGTCAACATCAAAGACGATGACGCCAACCTTTGACCTGACCGACAAGCAGAAAGAGGTCCGGGCGATTTTCGCCACGGGCGCGCGTTACATGCTGGTCTACGGCGGTTCGCGTTCTGGCAAGACGTTTGTCATCATCTACTCCATCATCATTCGCGCCCTCAAAGCGCCAGGATCGCGGCACGCCATCTTCCGCAACGACGGCGTGGACGCGAAGCAATCTATCGGCAATGAAACCATCCCCAAGGTGGTGGAGCTGGCCTTCCCCGGCCTGACCATGAAGTGGCGCGACAAGGACGGCTACTTTGAATTGCCCAACGGTTCGCAAATCTGGCTGGCTGGTCTCAAAGACCGTGACCGCCTCGACAAGGTGCTGGGCAAGGAATACGCGACCATCTACCTGAACGAAGCCAGCCAAATCGCGCTTGATGCCTTCGAACTGGTCAAGTCGCGCTTGGCTCAGGTCGCCGTGCAGGTGAACGGCAAGCCACTGCGCCAGGTCATGTATGTTGACCTTAACCCCACCACGGCGGCGCATTGGACTTACCAAATCTTTGTGCAGGGCATTCACCCGTCGGACAGCAAGCCGATCCCGGACCATGCGGAGGACTTCCGCCACACGACCATCAACCCAGCCGACAACGTGGCAAACCTCGCGCCGGAATACCTGCGCAGCCTTGCCAACATGCCAGAGCGCCAGCGCCGGCGTTTCTATGATGGCACATTCTCCGCCGACGATGACAACGCGCTATGGCGGCGCAGCTACATCACGCACGAAGATCCGCCCGAGTTGGAGCGCATCATCGTGGCGCTTGACCCAGCAGTAACCAACGAAGCCGGGTCGGACGAGACTGGCATCATCGTTGTTGGACGTGACGCAGCCGGGCGCGGCTATGTGCTGGAAGATGACAGCGGACGCTATCGGCCAGAGGACTGGGCGCGGCGCGCGGTTTCGCTGTTCGACCAGTTTGAGGCCGATTGCATCGTGGCCGAAGTCAACCAAGGCGGCGATCTGGTGGAGACCATCATCAGGGCCGCCGCACGAGGGCGCACTATTCCGGTGCGAAAGGTTCACGCATCGCGCGGCAAGCATATCCGGGCCGAGCCTATCGCGGCCCTATATGAGCAGAACAAGATCCGGCACGCAAAATCCTTCCCGGCTCTAGAGGATCAGATGTGCAGTTTCACCACAGACTTCGACCGCAAAGGCCAAGGCTACTCGCCTGACCGCGTTGACGCTTTGGTCTGGGGCATGACCGATCTGTTCCCGGCAATGGTCGCAAAGCCAAAGCCCAAATCAGTCCGCACGATCCCCGTCAGCATGCCGATGGCACGGTGATTGATATTATGATCGACCTGCCGTATACTTCGGCCCAAATATCCAGCGAAAGGCGCGCAACTTGGCCCGCATGACCAGAGAACAGCGGCTTGCAAATGTTCATGCCGAAGCGATGTCAGAGTTTGACACCATCCAGGCCACCATGCGCGATGAGCGTTTGCAGTGCCTGGAGGATCGCCGCTTTTACTCCATCTCGGGCGCGCAGTGGGAGGGCAACCTCTATGAGCAATATCTGAACAAGCCAAAGTTTGAGGTGAACAAGGTTCACCTGTCCGTCATGCGGATCATCAACGAATACCGCAACAACCGCATCACCGTTGATTTTGTGAGCAAGGACGGCACCGACGACGACAAGATGGCCGACGTGTGCGACGGCCTGTTCCGTTCTGACGAGCAGGACAGCGGCGCCAATGAGGCCTACGACAACGCCTTCGAAGAGGCTGTCGGCGGTGGCTTCGGTGCGTTCCGCCTGCGTGCTGTCTACGAAGACGAGTACGACGAAGAGAACGAAAAGCAGCGCATCCGCATTGAGCCGATCTACGACGCGGATACGACCGTGTTCTTCGATCTGGACGCCAAGCGCCAAGACAAGTCTGACGCGCGCATGTGCTATGTGCTGACGGCGATGACGCCAGATGCTTACCGCGAAGTCTGGGAAGATGACCCGACCACTTGGCCGAAGGGCATTGAACAGGTGGCGTTTGACTGGGCGACACCCGATGTCGTCTATGTGGCCGAGGTCTACCGCGTCGAAGAGGCGTCGGAACTGATCCGCATTTTCCAGACCCTCGACGGGCAGGAAGAAAAGTATTCAGAGCGCGATTTCGAACAGGATCCTGAACTGGAAACGATGCTTGAGGCTGTCGGCACCAAAGAGGTCCGCCAGCGCCGTGTGAAGCGCCGCAAGGTGCGCAAGTACATCATGAGCGGCAGCAAGGTGCTGGAAGACAGCGGCTACATTGCCGGCGACCAGATCCCGATCATCCCGGTCTACGGCAAGCGTTGGTTCGTGGACAACGTCGAGCGGTGCATGGGCCACGTGCGCTTGGCCAAGGACGCCCAGCGGCTGAAGAACATGCAGCTTTCCAAGCTGGGCGAGATCAGCGCGCTTTCGACCGTTGAGAAGCCGATCTTTACGCCCGAGCAGGTGGCCGGCCACGAAATGATGTGGTCCGAAGACAACCTTAAAAACTATCCCTACCTGCTTCTGAACACCGTGACCGACGCCAACGGCGGTGAGACGCTTGCCGGCCCGGTCGGCTACACCAAGCCGCCGCAGATCCCTCCTGCGCTGGCTGGCCTGTTGCAGATCACTGAGCAGGACATGAACGATCTGCTTGGCAAGCCCGATGCTGCCGAGGAGGTCGTCTCCAACATCAGCGGCAAGGCCGTGGAACTGATCCAGCAGCGTCTGGACATGCAGACCTTTATCTACATGTCGAACATGTCCAAGGCCGTGAAGCGTTGCGGTGAGGTCTGGCTGTCGATGGCGCGTGACATCGTGGTCGAGCCTGGCCGCAAGATGAAGTCGGTCGGCCTCGGCGGTGAGTTGTCCAGCATTGAGATCGGCAAGCCGATGCTCAACCCCAAGACAGGCGAAGTCGAATACGAAAACGACCTGTCCAATGCCAAGTTTGACGTGGCTGTCGATGTCGGACCGGCCTCGGCCACCAAGCGCAGCGCCACGGTTCGCGCGCTGTTGGGCATGATCCAGATCGCGCCAGATCCTGAGACGCAGCAGGTGCTGACCTCGATGGCCATGATGAACATGGACGGCGAGGGCATCGGCGAGGTGCGCGCGTACTTCCGCGACAAGCTGATCAAGATGGGCGTCATCCAGCCGACCGAGCAGGAAGGCGAGAAGCTGTTGGCCGAAATGCAGGCCGCGGCGCAACCCGATCCGCAGGCGCTCTACCTTGAGGCCGCCGCGATGGAAGCGCAGGCCAAAGCGGGCCAGGCTCAGGCCAATACAGAATACACCTTGGCGCGTGCGGAAGAGACCCGCGCCAAGACCGTTGAGGTGCTTGCTGGCATTCAGCAAAAAGAGCGCACCAACGTCGTGGAAACGGCGAAGGCTCTGCAAGAGACCGTCGCCACCGGAATGCGGCAACCGCCCAGCCGCACAATGTAATGGGTGAGAAAATCGCGAGGATCGCATGACTGAATTGGCAGAACAGATCGAAGAGGACTTTGAAGTCGAAACTGAAGAAACCGAAGTTGACGAGGCCGAGATGGCCGAAGGCGATGAGGCAGAAGCAGAAGACGAAGAGGTTGTGATTTCGATTGACGGGGAAGCGCCAGCCCCGGAGGAAGATGAGGAAGCCCGCGCCCCTGATTGGGTCCGGGATCTTCGCAAGCAGTATCGTGAGGAAAAACGTCGCGCAAAGGAACTCGAACAGCGTCTAGCGCAGGTCGAACAGCGGAACACACAGGCGGTCGCGCCCCTTGGACCAAAGCCAACGCTTGAGAAATCCGATTACGACACTGACCGATATGAGAAGGATCTTACTGCGTGGTATGAGAAGAAGCGCCAGCATGACGAGCGCGAGGCTGCCGTAAAGTCTGAGCACCAAGCTGTTCAGAAAGAATGGGAGCGCAAGCTGGAAAGCTATCAGGGGGCGAAGGCCGGCCTGAAGGTGCGTGACTTCGAGTTTGCCGAGGATGTCGTCCAAGACAATCTCAGCGTCATGCAGCAGGGCATGATCGTGCAAGGCGCCGACAACCCGGCCCTGGTCGTTTATGCTCTGGGCAAGAACCCGAAAAAGGCGAAGGAAATCGCTTCCATCACAGATCCCGTGAAGTTCGCCTTCGCGGTTGCGAAATTGGAGACGCAGTTGAAAATCTCGAACCGTAAGGCTCAATCGTCACCCGAGCGCAAGATCAGCGGCACCGCCCGCCCGTCTGGCGCGGTTGACAGCACCCTAGACCGCCTGCGGTCTGAAGCAGAAAAGACTGGCGACTATTCCAAGGTTTTCCAGTATAAGAAGCAGAAGGCCAAGGGCTAACCCCCACACATGAAGGACCGCTAAAATGGCGAACTCGTTTAGTAAAGAAGAGCGCGTAGCGTTCGAGAACATCCTCGAGGGCTTCAACGACGCTTTGGTAATGTCGCGCAACGTGTCGGTTTACAACACCGACGGCTCGATGATGGAACGCACCAACGACGTGATCTGGCGTCCGCAGCCCTACATTGCGACCTCGATCAACGGCGCCCCGCGCACCGACATCTCGGCTCAGTTTGTTGACTTCACCCAGCTTGCCGTCCCGGCAACGCTCGGCTTCAACAAGACCGTGCCGTTTGCTCTGGACGCTCTGGAACTGCGCGACCAGCTTCAGGAAGGCCGCCTTGGTGACTCCGCAAAGCAGAAACTTGCTTCGGACATCAACGTCGCCATCATGAACGTGGCTGCTGCTCAGTCCACCCTCGTCGTGACCCGTTCCGGCTCTGCCGGCGGTTACTCGGACGTGGCCGAATGCGATGCCGTGTTCAACGAGCAGGGCGTGCAGATGTTCGACCGTTATCTGGCGCTGTCTTCGCGCTCGTATAACGGCATGGCGTCGGATCTCGCTGGCCGTCAGACCATGACGGGCAAGCCGACCACCGCCTATGAGCGTTCGTTCGTCGGTGAAGTCGCTGGCTTCCAAACCTACAAGATGGACTATGCCAACCGCATCCTGGGGAACACCACCCCGGTCGGTGACATCACCATCAACGGTGCGAACCAGTACTACACCCCGCGTGCAACCTCGACCGCAGGCACGGGTGAAACCGCAAACGTGGACAACCGCTACCAGTCGCTCAACATCACGTTGGCTGCTGGCGCTGTTGTGCGTGTTGGTGACTGCTTCAAGTTGGCAAGCGTCAACGCGTTGCACCACATCACCAAGGGCGACACTGGCCAGGCCAAGACGTTCCGCATCATCTCGATCACCTCGGGTGGCGGCACTGCAGGCAACAACACCGTTGTCATCTCCCCGCCGATCATCTCGGCTCAGGGCGGCACCGATGCTGAACTGCAGTACAAGAACGTCTCGGCCACCCCGGCCAACGGTTCGACCGTCACCATCCTGAACGTGGACGCTGCCGACATTAACGTGTTCTGGCAGAAAGACGCTCTGGAAATCCTGCCGGGCCGTTACGCAATCCCGACCAACGCTGGCGTTGACGTGATGCGTGGCACCACCGATCAGGGCATCGAACTGGTGATGCAGAAGTTCTACGACATCAACACCGCCATCACGAAGTATCGTATGGATACCTTCTTCGGTGTTGTGAACAAGCAGCCTGAAATGTCGGGCATCATGCTGTTTAATCAGGTTCCCTGATCTGATAGCATCGGGGGCGGGGAAACTCGCCCCCCTTCACCTTTGACAATGGGATAGCACCATGCCTCTGACAAAAGGTTACAGCCGCAAATCCATCGGCAAGAACATCGCGATGGAAGAGAAATCGGGCAAGCCGCGCAAGCAGGCCATCGCCATTGCGCTGAACACGGCGCGCATCGCCGCCATGAAGGCAGGCAAGCCGTCCAAGGCACCGAAAGGCAAGAGCAAATGACCACCATGCTCTACAAGTCGCCCGGCCAGTTCAAGCGCAGCGCAAGCGAGACGTTTGATCTGTGCATCGTGGATGACGACGAGATTGAAGCCACCATCAATGCTGGCTGGCATTACACCGTGCGCGAGGCTATCGCAGCCGCCAGCGGTGCTTCGCAAGATCCTGAACCCGAGGCCGAGGCCAAGCCGAAGCGTGGCCGCACGCGCAAATCTGAGGCTGAGTGATGGCATACACCAAGCGCGACATCGTGAACCGGGCATTCGAGGAGATCGGCCTTGCGGCCTATGTCTACGATCTGGCCCCGCAGCAGCTTGAGGGCGCGTTGCAGCGCCTTGATGCGATGATGGCAACGTGGAACGGCAAGGGCATCCGCCTGCGCTATCCTCTGCCATCCTCGACGGCGGCCAGCGATCTGGATCAAGACATCGGCGTTCCTGATGACGCGCTTGAAGCCATGCACCTCAATCTGGCGGTTCGCATCGCGCCGGGCTATGGTAAGACCGTATCGCCCGACACGAAGGCCAACGCGCAGCTTGCTTATAAGGCACTGCTGTCTCGCTCAACCTTCCCAACCGAAATGCAGCTTGGCAATATGACGATCCCGAGCGGCCAGGGCAACAAGGGCTGGCGCTACTACAACGACGCGTTCCTGCGTCAACCGATTGACCCGCTGACGGTTGGCCCGGACAGCGCATTGACATGGGAATGACGCGATGACCAACATCAATCAGCTTTCTTCGCTCGACACGATCCAGCTTGGCGATCTCCTCGCCGTCTGGTCCACGAATAACGGCGACACGCGCAAGGCATCAATGAGCCTGCTGCTGTCGTTCATGCAGGCCAACCTGGCGCTGCCGGGATCGCTGGCGACGCAGTACGCGGCACCGAGCGCCACCGGGTTCTCGGTCACTGTATCTGCCGCCAAAACTTGGCTGCTGCTGACCCCGACCGGCGCCTTCGCGGCTGGCACCATCGTGCTGCCTTCGGCCCCGACTGACAAGTCAGAGGTGAGCGTCAACTGCACGCAGATCGTCAGCGCGCTGACCGTGTCGGGTGCAGGTCGGACTGTCACCGGCGCACCGACTGCGCTCACCGCCAACGGCTTCTTCACCATGCGCTTCGATGCGGCAACCAACGCCTGGTATCGGGTATAACCTCATGATGATCCCCTTGCTGAGCGGAATTTTTACCGACAGCACGCCCGACTTTCGGACGGGCTATCCTGTCAACCTTGTGCCTGTGCCGAAATCCACGGGCATCTCGGAGGGCTATCTTCGCCCGGCAGAGGGCATCGTCAAAACGGGTGACGGGCCAGGATCAAACCGTGGCGGCCTGAACTGGAACGGCGTGCTGTACCGCGTGATGGGAACCAAGCTGGTGACTGTCGCGCAGAACGGCACGGTCACTGTGATCGGCGACGTGGGCAGCGGTGGCCGCGTGACGATGACCTACAGCTTCACATATCTGGCAGTCACGTCAGGCGGGCGCCTGTATCTTTACGACGGCACAACGCTGACGCAGGTGACAGACCCGGACCTTGGCACGGCTCTGACGGTCATCTGGATCGACGGCTACTTCATGACAACCGACGGCGCGTTCTTGGTTGTCACTGAACTGAACAACCCCTTCGCCGTCGATCCTCTGAAGTATGGATCATCCGAAGCAGACCCTGACCCGGTGAAGGCACTGCTGAAGCTGCGCAATGAGGTCTACGCGCTGAACCGCCACACCATCGAGGTGTTCGACAACACTGGCACAGCGGGCTTTCCGTTTCAGCGGATCGTTGGCGCGCAGATGCAGAAAGGCACGCTCGGAACTTATACCTGCTGCGTCTTCGGCGAGAACATCGCCTTCATGGGCAGCGGAACCAACGAGAACATCTCGATTTACCTCGGGAACAACGGCACGGTGCAGAAGATCGCCACGCGCGAGATCGAGGAAATACTTGCGGGATACACCGAGACCCAACTTGCCGGCTCGTTCATGCAGGAGCGTACCGAGGGCGCGCACCAGTTCTTGGACATCCACCTGCCGGATCAGACCATCGTGTTTGATGCCGCCGGATCGCAAGCTGTCGGGCAGCCTGTCTGGTTTTTCCTGCGCACGTCGCTGGTCGGTCTCGGCCAGTGGGCCGTGAGCGATGCGATCTGGGCCTATGATCGTTGGAACGTCGGCAAGCCTGACGACACCGACGTGGGTTATCTGGACAAGAGCATTGCCACGCACTGGGGCCAGATCGTTGGCTGGGAGTTTGGCACGGCTATCGTTTACAACGAAGGGCGCGGGGCGATCTTTCATGAGATGGAATTGGTCAGCCTGACGGGTCGCGTGCAGCCGGGCGCCGATCCGACCGTGTGGACATCGTACTCTCTTGATGGTCTGACCTACAGCGTCGAGAAGCCGGCGCGCGTTGGCAAGCTGGGCGAATACAACAAGCGCGTGGTCTGGCTTCAGCAGGGCCACATGCGCAACTGGCGTTTGCAGAAGTTCCGTGGCACCAGTGAGGCGCAGCTTGCAATGGCACGGCTGGAGGCGCGGGTAGAACCGCTGGCGTTCTGATGGCAGATCCGACCCCGCTGAACCGCAACCAGATCGCCGCCTTTGTCGGCAATGACCCAGACGCCATCCGCGCTATTGAGCGGCTGTTCAAGGTCGCTGGGCAGTTGACTCCTGAGCAAATCGCCATCCTGGTCCAGTTGATCCTGGACAACAGCTACGCCACAGGATCGGCTGACAACAAAGCCGAGGTGGCCATTGCTGAGGCGCTTGCGGCGGCCAAGTTCGTTCTTGATGCAGCTTATGCTGCAAGCGCAGCAGACAACAAAGCCGAGGTGGCATTGGCCGGCGCAACGGCTGCGGAAATGCTGGCCGATCTTCTTGCCAAGGGGCCTCTGTCTGACGCACATAATTTCGTCCAGACTGATTATGTTGACTTAAACATCAACAGCCCTGTTTCGCTTTCCAAGCCAGGTCGCGTTTATTGGAACCGCGATGACGGCACGATGGACATGGGCCTTTATGGTAGCAGCGTTCTTCAGGTCGGGCAGGAACTTCATTTTTATTCCAAGAATACTTCTGGCGCCCTTATCGCAAAGGGGACGCCGGTGATGTTTACCGGCACTGTTGGTTCGTCTGGCAAGCTGACCTTTGGCCTTGCCGTTGCAGATGGCTCGGTCTTGTCAGATTACATGATGGGCGTTACGGACCAAGACATCGCTGACAATAGCTTTGGTTATGTCATCAGCTTCGGTCTTCTGCGCGGCTTCAACACGACCGGCACGCCTTATGGTGAAACCTGGGCTGACGGTGATCTGCTTTATTTCGACCCAGCCACCGCAGGTACGTGGACCAATGTGCGACCCGCTGCGCCAAACATTGACGTGCCGGTGGCTGTTGTTGTCAAGGCCGGAACTGGCGGCAGCGGGTCGATCTTCGTCCGCATGAAGATCAGCGAGAGCCTGAACAACCTTCAGGACGTTTACATCAACGGCACAGGCACGCCGCTGGCTGGTGAGGTTTTGATCTACGACGCAACGCAGGCCCGGTGGGAAAATCACCACATCACGCCTGGCTCGAACATCACGATCACCAACGGCGACGGCTCTATTTCGATTGCCGTGTCTGGCCTCGGAAGCATGGCCTTCCAAAACTCGAACAGCGTTTCGATCACGGGCGGCACCATCGACGGCACTGCTATCGGTGGTTCTTCTGCTGCTGCCGGGACGTTTACCACGGTGACTGCTTCGGGCGACGTGACCATTGCCGACAAGATCGTGCATTCGGGTGACACGAACACCGCCATTCGCTTCCCTTCGGTTGATACGGTGACTGTGGAGACTAGCGGGACTGAAAGGCTGCGGGTGACTTCTGCGGGTGATGTTGGGATTGGGACTGGTTCCACAGTGTCGGCGGCACTTCACGTCAACTCAGGTGCAGCAAACCTTGCTGGTCTTTTTGAAAGCACGGACGCTGGTGCTTTGATTACCCTCATTGACAACTCCACCACTGGAGGCAGTTCTGCCGCACACGGGTTGAACACCCTTGGGGATGAACTTGAAGTCCGCGCTGTAAGCACTTTGGCTTTTGAAACTGCTGCTACTGAACGCATGAGGATCACCTCAGCGGGCTTGATTGGTATCGGCACAGCATCTCCCGCAGCCCAGCTCCACGTCGCAGGCACCACCAACAACACGGCCCAGTTCACCGCCTCTATTACTGGCACCACTATGGATGTCACGGCAGTGGCCTCTGGTACGCTGAATGTTGGCGATAGCGTCTATGCTGGGCCTGTATCTCCGATCACCAAGATTACCGCCTTGGGTACTGGTACGGGTGGGACCGGAACCTACACTGTCAGCGTTTCTCAGACTGTAGCCTCCGCGACCCTGTTCACTGGCTCTGGCACTGCTGCTAGAATCAGAATTTCCGATACGGACACTGGCGCTCAAGGTGGTCAGCCGCAAGGAACCATTGAGTTCTTTGGATCAGATAGCAGCACTCCGGGAGCTGGTGTTGGTGCTTATATCTCTGCCATAGCAGAAGACGGCACACCTGACACTGCTCTGACATTTGGCACCCGTGATGATGCTGGCGGCGGCGTTGACGCTAATGAACGCATGAGGATCACCTCTTCGGGCAACGTGGGGATTGGAAACATCGCGCCTGTTGTCCCGCTGCACGTCTCTGGTGCAACCATGGCCACGGGTGTCATCTACCGGAACCAGCCAGCACAGACATCCAAGGCCGCGGCAGCAACGCTGACCATCGCGGAACTGCTGACAGGGATCATCCAGTATACGGGCGCAGCCAACACCCTGACACTGCCTACTGGCACAAACATTGAAGGCGGTCTCCCCGCCACCTTCCCGACGAACATGTCCTTCGACGTGTCTGTCATCAATACGGGTTCTGGCACGGCGACAATTGCAGCGAACGGCAACACGACTGTCGGAGCTTTGACTGTCGCAGCGGCAGCATCTGGCCTATTCAGGTTCCGCAAGACCGCAGCTAATACTTACACCGTTTACCGCATCTCATAAGGAGGCCGACATGGCAGTGACACCAAAGGTTCTGATCCCGGCCAAGCAGGCTGAGAACTCGCAGACTACGCAATACACCGCCACGGCGGTCAAGGCGATCATCGACAAGTTCACCGTCACCAACACCAGCGCTGGCAACGTCACGCTGTCGGTGAATCTTGTGACCTCTGGCGGTCCTGCCGGGGCCAGCAACTTGATCTTGGACACCCGCACAATTGCGCCTGACGAGACCTACACCTGCCCTGAGTTGGTGGGTCATGTTCTCGAGGCTGGCGGCTTCATCTCGACGCTGGCGTCTGCCGCCACGTCGCTCACAATTCGTTGCTCAGGTCGGGAGATCTCCTAATGGACTATGAAGAAATCGAGTTCGGCCTGCCGAAGATGAAGATCGCCAGCGCAGCCGACAACAAGAAGAACAAGCAGGTGGCGATTGATAGCTGGCAGTTCGGCCCGGCAGACCCGTCGCTTGATCCGAAGGCGAACAAGCCGTTCTGGGCTGGGCTGGCGAAGGCCTGGGACATGAACGAGAAGGAAGCCCGCCGCCGCATGTGCCTCAACTGCGAATACTTCTGCGTTGACCCGATGATGCAGGCCATGATGGAAAGCATCCCGGTGACGGACTATGACGCCTCGGGCGGTGGTCGCGGATACTGCAAGAAGTTCGAGTTTGTCTGTTCCGCCCTGCGCGCCTGTCAGGCGTGGGATGATTGAGGGCTTGGCAAAATGAAGGATTTGCGCGATACTGCCGACGCTGAGACCAACGGCATCCAGCAGCCACACCGCACCGAGGGCTGCGAGTTGGATAAAGCACTAATCGAACATTTCTCTGAGACGCTTGCGCTGCCCGCAGAGGCAACGCAGTTTCTCATGGACGTTTGGTCGTGCATCCAGCTTTTTGACGATGTAGCCGATGGCGACAAGGTGGAGCGTGCGGATCTGGACAAGGTGATCTGGATCACGCTGGTCGGGCTGCACGCCAACCCGTTCTTCGAGGCCAAGAAGGCCGCGCTGCTGCCTGTGCTGTCTGTCGCCATTCTGAAGTGGCAGGCATCGGACAAGGCCGAGCGGATGGGGCAGGCTGACGCGAGATCCTACGTCTGGCGGGCTGGCTATTACGATCTGGTCCTGCTGACGGTTCAGCTTTGTCATGGTGTCGAGGTCGCCACCGCTTTTTCGCATGTGGTCATGCAGATGTATGGCGAGACGCTTGGCGAATATCTAAAGGAGTTCGGCAATGCCTAATCCAGTCATCGGGATGATCGGCGCGAGTGTCGGCGGCAGCGTGCTGTCGGCCAACGCGCAGAAAAAAGCTGCATCGCAGGCATCGGCTGCGCAAACTGCTGCCGCAGAGATGAGCATTGAGGAGCAGCGCCGTCAGTTCGACGCGGTGCAGCAACTTCTTGCGCCTTATGTCGGCGCAGGTACGACGGCTATTGGCCAGCAGATGGCCCTGATCGGCGCAGGCGGCGCGGATGCCCAGCAGGCTGCTATCAACGCAATTCAGGCAGGGCCAGAGTTCGGTGCGCTTACCAGCGCCGGCGAAGAGGCGATCTTGGCGCAAGGCGCTGCAACGGGCGGCCTTCGTGGCGGCAACGTGCAGGCCGCGCTTGCAAAGTTCCGGCCAGAGATCCTGAGCGGTCTTATCAATCAGCAGTACAGCCGCCTGGGTGGCCTTGCCAGCATGGGCCAAGCGTCAGCGGCAGGGCAAGCATCGGCTGCGCAGCAGATGGGGGCAAACATCGGCAACCTTTACGGCCAGATCGGCGCATCTCAGGCTGGCGCTGCGTTGGCTCGCGGGCAGGCGGCGTCTAACGTGTTCGGCAACATTGCCGGCGCGGCTGGCTATGGCTTTGGATCGTTTGCAACGCCTGTTGGTTCGCCTGGCGGCCTGCCTGCTGGCGCGACGCTCTTTGGAAAGTGGGGCTTCTGAGGATGGAACCGATCAACTACATGCTCGACGTTGCCAACCCGATGCAAATGGCTTTGGGCGGTTATCAGTCCGCACTTGGACAGGCGCAAACGCGCCAGCAGATGGGGCTTGCCAACACGCAGGAAGCCCGCGCCGCCGAGGCTTTTGAGTTGCAAAAGCGTGCGATGGAAGAGCAGCGCGCTGATGTCGCACGCCAGCGCGCGGAGGCAGAAAGAGGCCAAGCCGAGTTTATGCGTTTGGCGGAACTTGGCGACAGCGCAACGTCGGATGACTTTTTGCGGGCATGGGTCGCAAACCCAGCCATGCGGCAGGATATTTCATCGCTTAAAACAATGCTTGAGGGTCCAAAGCTGGACACCATGCTGAAGACTTCGCAGGACTTGTATGCCGCCGCACGGCTGGGAAATGTTGACGCGGTGCGCAATCAGGTGACCTTGCAGCTTGAGGCGGCCAAAAACTCTGGCGATGAAGGTATGGCCGCGACATACGGAAGCGCGCTTGATCTGCTTAATACAAACCCAGAAGCGGCGATGCAAAGCATCGGGACAATAAACGGCCTTACCATTCTTGGCATCAAAGGCCCGGAGTATCTCGGTCAGGTGGATAATCAATTGGGCGTGGGGCAGGTTGAAACCGCCGACGTGCAGTCGTCACTGCCCGGAA